TCAGGTCTACCGTGAGTCCCTGGTTCAAATCCCTGTCCACGAATGAAGTTACCAAACGCATGGGAGTTACCAAGTTCAGCTAGTTTAGCTTCTGTGTTCTTGACTCTTTGTCTGTAGTGTTCCACCAATAGATCTCGGTAAGCACAAATCTGAGACAATCTCTTTGCATAATAGAACACACACTTACCAGTAATATCAAGATGATAGACGTTCTCATTGTAGTAGAACTTATCTTTTTCTGAAGGTACGAAATAAAAGTGTGTAGGATGATATAGAATATCATGCTCACAAAAGAAGATAACCTCTGCTCTGGAAGCTTCTAGACCTGCTAGAATCTGTTTGAACATTGTAAGGTATCCCTTCTCTAAAGGAAGAACAATGTTTGCTCCAAAATTAATTGGTTCTAAGCTTACACTAATTATACCAAGTTTCGACTCTTTTACTTGATTCTGGCAAGCAAGCATGATTGCTGGATCTAATCTATTCTCAGTATAGTATACAATCTCCTTTGAAGGAATTCTGCGTGTAGAGTTATAAAAGGGTTCTTGCTTTACTGGAGTGTCGTAAGATTTCAATTCAGCGAGTTTCTCCTGAGTCCAACCTGGAACTGGCCAGAACTTTTCAACCAACCATGATAATGGTCTGATCTGCTTACTCCACTTGTTGCTAAAGAAAAGTTCCTTGGCAGTTTTCTTAGCATGGTCTACCTGTTTACCACTTAGATGATATGGGAAACCGAAGTCCCCACCCTGAGTTCTAAACATGTGAGCATACCAAGTCTTATGGTTAACCATAACCTTACCACCAGATAGCCAGGTCTTTACAGCTACTTCAATCCCCTGAGAACCCCATGAACCAAACTCTTCATCTGCAATGTTTAGTTCCCAGTACTTCTCACGCGTGAGCATGAAGCATGAACCCTGTAGGCTCATAGATTCAGTTAGATCTCCCTTCCCTTCAGGACGTTTATTGAACTCTCCGAAGTATTGGAAGTGAGGTTCTGAATCAAAGCAGTAGGAATTAGATTGTGGGTTAGTCTTAGCAATCCACACTACATCTTTATGGAATGATAAACTGTCACAACCTGTAGCATTACAGCTAGTAGGAGTTGGTCCCTGGTATCTTGAATCTCCACACTTATCACAGATCCAATTGAATGCATGAAGATTTCTCATAGTAGGAACTACAGTCCAATCATCCTGCATATCTGTCATTAGTTTTACATCAAACCCTTTATCAAAAGCACAGTGAGCATCACACTTTAGAATGTACTTAGCATTCGATAAACGAACTGCTTCATTCATAGCGGCTCTCTGTCCCACTGATTCAGGATGATAGATAACTGTTACTTTAGGATTAACAGGAACGGGGGGATCAGCCCATTCACCGTCAAGAACGATGATGATATCTGTATCCCCCTCAATGTTTGAAAGAATATCCTCTACTGTTCTAGCCAAGAACATTTCATTTCTACTAGGAATGATTATGGACAGTTCTGACATATCTTACCCTTTCCTTTACAAGCGCAATCCGTTCTTGTTGAACAGTCGAAATCTCTACAAATCTTTGGTCTGGTTTCATAGATTCTACATAGACCGTCATCGTTAAGCATATCGCAACGATGTCGAATCTTTAGCATACCATTACCTAGATTCTCTGCATCTGATAAAAGATCCCGTAGGGGGATCTCAAAGATACCGTGAGCTTCAATGAACTCCTTTCCTTCTGGACTAAGTCTTTCTGGAAAGATCAAATCTAATGGATCAATGTCCATATCCATACAACATTTAGGTTCTACCATTTTCCCCAATCCTTTCCTTCGTTCGCTACTAGCACTCCTTGACATAGGTTCTCCTCATAGATAGGTTGCATTGCTCGTTTCATTTCACCCTTTAACCATCTCCTAGGATCGAATCCTGTAGGGTCATAGTTCTTTAGTTTCTCTTTTTCAACAGTGGGAATTTCATCTACCCACTTATAATCGAACTCAAAGAACCTACTCCCTCTGCGATGGAGTCGATAACAGATGTCTTTATCCTCTGGTGCATAGACTGAGAATCTCTCGTCAAATCCACCAGAGGCTTCGAACTCATTTCTATCACAAACAAGCCAGCGACCTAGATAACCTTCACATGCCCACGTGAAACATTGTTCCCTCAAGAAAGATATAAACCCCTCTTTAGGTAAAGCTTCAGCACTCATTTGTACTATGTACTTTCCATGGCTGGCTTTGAATCCAACGTTTCTAGCGTGAGCAGAATTATAATACTCTCTATTAGGAACTCTAACTACAGTCAAATCATAATCAACTGTAGTTAGATATTCCTGCAAGTCATCCTTAGAATCGTAATCAACAATTACAATCTCGCATGGTGGACTAGCTTTTGCACATTCAATAATCTTTGGTAACGCTTCTTTCAAAACGTATGTTCGATTCATACAAGGAACAACTAGCGAATATACATCCATGTGCGTGTACCTTCTCTGTACATACCGTCGTTGTGTCCGGTCTCGCCCAGGACGAACCAAGGATTTATAGCATGAGAATACATGTAAGCTTGAACTACGTCGACCACGTGACATTCATATCCACCTTCTACATGCTCTCTTCTCTTGAAATCATGTCCGTAAACGATTCCCCCCTTACGGACCTTCTTGCTCCACTCACAGATATCCATTGCTACGTTCTTGAAGTCATGTGCTCCGTCAATATAAACGAAATCTAAACTATTGTCTTCGAAATCATTTACAGCTTCCATGCTGTACTTCTTGATGATTGTAAAATCATATGGTTCCATTACCTTACGGGCTTCCTTCTCAAAGAAGTTCAACCTATCTTGTAGGTAATCTTTGTATCCATGATACTTTGCCCATGCATCAATACCATAGAGATGTAGATTAGGATTTGCTTTACATAGGATTGCAGAGTGATCTGCTTTCGCTACCCCAATCTCTGCACCATAGTTGAAACCTAGTTCTGCTAGAGTCTCAGCCATGATTGTTCTATTGATCTTTAGAATTTCCACAGGAGGTTTTCTATTTAGATCCAATTGAAACTTAGATACGAAATAATTAAGTGCTGTGTCCAAAGTGTTTCTCCGTGAATTTTCTGTTCTCTTCTGGAAGAATCTCTCTCCAGTTTTCAGGCCAAGTTGGTACAGGCCAGAAATGATCAATGAACCATTCCATATTTCTAGGATAGTTACCACGATTGTTCATCCAGTAATCCACAGAGTAGATAGCTCCCTTCACAAGTTCTCTCTTACTCATTGAGTACCCTCTACCAAACTGAGAACCTTTATGTAAATGAGCATACCAGGTCTTCTTGTTGGTCATGTTCTTTCCACCGGAAAGCCAAACCTTCAAACCTAACTCCTGGGGTTCCTCGATGAATGTACCATAGTGACTGAGATCCGTATCAAATCCACCCACCTTCCAGAAGTAGTCTTTAGGGATGAAGTAACCGCTACCCTGAAATGACATCTCTTCGTCTATGTCATATTTTGGATCGTTGACTCTCTGTCTACGTCTGGTATCCCACTGAACTCCATGAAGTCCAGGTTCATCTGTATAGGGATAACACATGTAGTGATAGTCAACTCTAGACTTTCCAGTCTGTAGGATCTTCCATTCGAGTGGTTCTAGACTAAGACGTGAAGGAATAACCAACCAATCATCGTCACAGTTATCTTGAAGCACTTGATCAAAACCCTCTGCTACCATACAGTGAGCATCTAGTTTCAATAGATACTTACCTTTAGCTAGTTGAGCACCTGCATTGACAGCATGACGTAATCCATAAGGTGTACCTCTATGAATGAAGGTTAGATTCTTTCTCTCAGGAATTTGTGGGTCTGGCCAGTATCCATCCAAGACAGCAATTACTTCAACTTCACCAGCGGCTTTAGCAAAAATATCATTGATTGTCTTTTCTAGAAATTGTTCATTTCTAGAAGGAAGGATAACACTTACCATAGCCATTATTTATTTCCTTGAATCTCTGATAGCTTAGCAGTTAGGGCGGTGATGATCTTTTCAGACTTCTCTTCTGTTCTGGCGATGTCGATCATTCTGAGAACAACAGCTTCCGATGTTACAGTTGATAGAGTCTTCTGTAGCTTGATGAAAGTTTGGTTTACAACGGTTCTCATTTCTTCATCGTCATATTGTTCGATGGTCTTAGGTTCTGCAACTACTTCAGCAGATCTAGTAAGTGGAATAACATTCCCAACTTCGAACTGCTTTCTGTTCATTCTCTTGAAGAATACATCTTCTCTCTCTGACCATAGATCAATCTTAGCGTTATCGTCACCCTCTTCTCCGTATAGAATTAATCCTTCTGGAGTACCAGAGAATGAATTCAATACTGTTACATATACCTTTCCTAAGATCGTCTTCTTATATGTAGAAAAAGGAGAACCACTCTGCATAGCAGAAACAACTCTAGCGTCCAAATCATTAGCAACCATTTATCTATTCCTTTTGTTTGTGAAAAAATTTAAAGGAGTGAGTGAGTCGCTAAACCCACTCACTCCTACACGAGCTAAATTATAATAGAGATTACGGAGTAACCTTTAGAACTCCAATACCCATTGCATTGTCGATGATCATACCGAACTGTTGAACGATGTCAAGATTCCAGTATGGGGGTGTTGGGCGCATATCAGTCCATTCCTTAGATTTTTCAGGTCCGTAGGTAATGAACTCACCAACCTTGTCACCAATAACTAGAACCTTGTCGGTAGGTAGTAGTGGTGTGTAGTCTTCTAGGTTATTGTAAACCTGGTTTAGAGCGATTACGGGAACGCCCATGTACTTACCAAGCCAACCAGTTGATAGAACTTCTGTTAGGATACTATCAGACCACGCGAAGTGGTTTCCAGTAGCGGCAGGAGCATCACCCCAAAATGGGCCGAACTTAGTAATAGGAATAAGTGAGGATCTAACACCAACGATAGCCTTGGCTCCCGAAGTTGTGTTGTTGATCGCTTGAATCATATTCTCTAGAGCAGACTGTGTTAGAACACCACCGCAGTCAGTGTAGTTGCTTGGGGTATTTCCAGCAGACCAGATTGTGGACATAGCTGTGAATACCTTGTTGAAGTAGTAGTCCTTCAACTTCATTAGGGCTTCGCTCTTCATGCTTTCTACTGTACCAAGATCCCCTGATTCTAGTTCCCACTCATTAGCTGTTAGGCTAACGATAGCGGCGTCTAGTACCCAGTTGATTCTGTCGGATACAGTGAATTCGCTCTTCAAGCTCATAGAACCTGGAACCCAAGTTCTAACATCTACGCCTCTGCGTACTTTCTTTACGAGAGTATCGCCGGGGTTCAAAGCTCTAGTATCTAATAGCAAACTCATAAAATCATTCGAGATGTGGTTTGGTTGTACGTACTCGATGATGATCTGAGCCAATGCCTCTCTCTGGTTCTTGTCCTTCATAATGCCAGCGACGGCTTCCTTGAATTTAGTGTCTTCCATTTTTTAATAATCCTCCGAGAATTAGTCGATGTCTACAGTTAGAGCGGAAGTAGCTAGGTTGAAGTATCTTACAGTACCGACCTTTCTTGTTCCGTATGTAGCAAGGTATTTTAGTTTACCAGCATCAGTTGTATCTTCTGCGGTATTAGCAACCTGAACCAACGCACCAAAGTTCTTCAAGCTGGCATTGTAGATATACTGTCCAGATGGGAATGTATATGCACCCTTACCAAAAGCTAGAGAAGGTGTACCCGATGGGATGGTCATGTTAGGCTGGAATGCAGGATTTGTCAAGTACATAGTAGCTGTATATGGAGTGTTACCAGCAGTACCGAACCCCTTTCTAATGCTCCAGTTTACGGCTGGAACGGGTAGAATAGCAGGGAAAGGCCACTGTGTTTGTGCCCATGTAATGAGTTGTCTAGCATTGTTGGCTTCTTCAGCGGTAGCTGGAACTTTGAAGCCAGGTAGATCAGTTCTTGATCCGTAGTCATATGTGAAAGAGTGTGATGTGAATACACCGAATCTGCCATCAACAACGTCAGCAGTAGTGATAACACCAGTAATCTCTTCGTAGGTATTGATTTCCATGTAAAATATCTCCTATTTCTTTAAAGGATTCTTTCTAAGGTATTCAGCGATTTCCTTAGCACTAGGAGTTCCTGAAGAACTCGCAACTAAGTTAGGGGCTGAAGCATCTTCCTTCTTCGCAGAAGTAGATTCCTTATGTACAGCAGAGAACGCGACCATCTCTTGTAGCATGAAGTCCAAACCTTCTGGTGCTAGAGACATAAGCGTCTGCTTGTTGCTGGAGAAGTACTCTTCGTCCTTCTCAATTCCAGCGCTGATAAATTTTTCTTTGATCTTAGCAAGTGCTTCTACTTCTGCCTTAGCTGAATCAAATTCGTTCTTGAACTTTCTAAGTTCTTCTAGTTCTGTTGAAGCTGAACTTAGCTCGGCTTCCTTAGATTCTAGAGCAGACATCTTCTCTGCAAGAGCACTTTCCTTTTCAGTTAGTTTCGCAGTTAGATCTGCAACTTCCTTTTGTAGTTTTTCTAATTCGTCCAACTTGTTATCCTCCGTTGAAGCCACCGCAATGATTGGGGTTCTACCTTCATAAGCAGGTCTGCCCACTAGAGTTACGGCTCTTAAAGATGTATCTTGAAGATCAGTAACTCCACTCTCGGCATTTAACGTACTATTCTTGAAAAGAACTTCCCAAGATAATTGCAAAGGCATCTTAGAATTGTATCTCTCTCGGATTAGATTAACGTCTTGGGGTCTTTCTTTATCCCACAATGCGGCTAAACCCATGACCTGATTTTTATGTTGTTTGAGATGTGATATAACGCCTACTGGAAAAGAATTCTCATGACCATCACTAATCTTTTCATAAGCCATCTTGAGAGGCATTAGTACACCACTCTTGATGATGTTAGCAAATTCTTCTACCGGAATCCTTTGCTTGTTTGCATTTGGCATGTCATCAGTCAATATAAATTTTACCCAGGTAACAAAAGGGTTTAGACTAATGGCGGCCTGAGCTTCTTCATCAGGTGCATCTTCTACATATTCAAACTCTTTGATTAGAAACGCTAATCTTCCTTCTTCATTTTGTTCTGCCATAAAAACCTCTCACATAGTTTATTCTATGTGTCAATAGTAAATTATATTATAATAATCATAATGATGTAAAGTTTGTTTACTTAGCCGCTGGTTTTGGTGCGGGTTTAGCTGGTGCTGGTTTTACATTAGGATTACTATTTGGTTTTGGTTGATTGTTTGGCCCGGCTGGTTTGCCAGGTGTTGCTGGTGTTCCACCCTGTCCTGCTGGACCAGCTTGTGGTGAGAAGGCCTGTGGTGCGAATTCTGGTAACTTAGAATCAACAAGAACCTTCTGTTCGTTCTTCTTGTTTTCCATTTCATCTTCCCATGTGAAGCCAAAGATATCAGAGAAGGACTCTCTTGATAGGTTTCCAGTATCGTATAGTTTAGATACGGCTTCCACAAAGATCTTGAAGTCTACTAGTTGTAAAGGTTCGAATTCAATTTCAGGAACAGTCTTGAACTTATTTCTAGAAGCGATCTCATTGATGATCCCTTGTAAAACTGTAGTGATCTTTCTTCTAAAGTTTTCCATAGTCTTTACAGGAGCAACAGAAGCGAACTGAGCATCTGATGTATTAGACTTAGCAGTCTCTCCTGTCATAAGAATTCTTGGGAATCCCATAGCGAAGATAATATCTTCATTGATATCAAGATACTTAGCGTCGTTTAGAAGAGCGTCTACAGGAGGAGTTACCCAGTCAATCTGTAGAGTATGATTTCCGAATAGTTGGAATACTCTTTCGATATCTCTGATGCTTCCATTTCTCCAGAACATCTGTTGTCTGATATCATCGAATTGAGATTGATCCTGTTCCGTAACAGGGAATAAATCAGAACCAAGTCTGATTAGTTGAATAGCACTAATAACTCTGGAAGCAATAGAGTAGTCCATTCTTCTCAAGTTTCTTTTGTGCTTCATTGCTTCTATAGCAGGATATAGAAATGGCAATGGGTATGGAGATTCAGAAGAGAATCTACGTCTGATTGCATAAGGATTATCAATTGGATATGTTGTAGCTCCTCCTCTAATTGCCGCTATGAATACCGGATAGTATGCACTTAGTTCTGCATATAGCTTTTTATCTTCTGTTCCATCTGCATATTTACCTTCATGTGTAATGAAGTAAATAAGTTCTTTAGGGATCTCAAGAACGAAAGATGGTTTATCGGATAGCATTGTCTGGTTAACAATAATAGACATTGGATCTCTAACCCACATAGATACAGGTAGAGTTAGAGTAGAATATCTTTTGATCCCCAATAGATTTAGTTCATCCTTACCCATAGGGGCGTACTTGATTTCTGGTATTACTAAACCTGATAGTAAAAACTCTAAAGCCATACTCTCTGAGAAGTCTAGTAACTTATCTTCGATAGCTTCATAGATTTTATATTCAGAATCAGAGATACCATTTCTACTGATCTTAATACCATTGATACCAATATCAACCATCTTATTAATAACAGTAGAAGCTAATGGATCTTTCTTATAGAAGAACCTACAAGCTTTAACTACGTCCCTATAATTCTTTAGAATATCAGGGGCTTCCATCTTATCAATATCTGAAGGGGACCAAGGATTGATCACATTAGCTGGACCTGTCATCAAAGAGTACTCAGCGAAGGCCTGATTTGGACTTGCTAGTCTTTCCTTTTTAGGGATCTCTACCCCTGTTGCTTCATTAATTTGTTCTGTCATTTATACACCCATCCATGAGAATCCAATGAGCTTTGGCTTTCTCGTTCTAAGCAAAGTGAAATCGTGAGTTAGATAGTATGCTAATGTAGCACACAATAGAGCAGAAGTGAAGTGATCCTCACCTTTAGATCCTCCTCTAGCTGTCATAGTTCGATAAGAAATATCTCCTGTAACACTCTTTGTATAAGTCATTCGTTCTAGTTCTGTAATCATTTCAGGGTCCATAGATGAATAGACAATCTTGTGTTGGTTAGAGAAATCTTGTAGAATAGATGTAGCTAGTGGTTTAGTCTTCTGCTTTAGTTCCGTACCATCTGCATCGAAACCGATAAAGGTTGATGAAGAGAAGTCTACAGGAATCAATCTGTCTTTATACTTTTTCTTGGAATACTGTTCTCCATCCTGTAGCGATTGAACAATACCTATACCAATGTTTCCTTTATCAATTCCTATGTGTTGTGGTTTGTATCTTGAATCAATGTAATCAATTAGTTTCTCTTGAACAGGGTAAGATACTTTATCCAATCTTATTCTAGCGTAGAAGTGAAGCTTATCGTGTCTATCCTCTTTCATAATAATGATAGCTGTCGGTTCAGTATAACCTAAGTCAATTCCAATTAGAACAGGTGAACCATCTTGAATAGTTGGTATTCTAGAACTGATCTTAGACATATACTCAGCAACATCATCCTTTATCTCAAGACCATTGAGAGTTAGTTTCAAAACATCGTCACCACTAATTTCAAAGTTCCCTCTATCAAATAGAGCGTATACTGGATGACCATGTAATCCTAATACGAAGTGAAGGTAATCATCACTATCCTTACCACCATATTGTTCTACGGCTCTCATTTCATCATCATCACTAAATCTAGGATTGTCGAATGCTTTCACTCTATGCTTTGTATAGTTAGAATCTTCTTGGTCTACTGCATACAAAACATTCTTTTCACGCATACCTGTTGGTACACCCGATACCACAACTCTATAACCCTTAACCCAAGTATTAACAATCGGTTGCATTTCAATCCAAGTACCCCAGGGATAGTATCCGGCTTCGTCCAAAAATACTATAGGAGTGTGCAAACCAATAACGTTAGAACCAGTGTTCGAAGTACCCGCGATACGACATCTCAACTTAGACATGTTCAACAAGTCGATTGTGAAATCCGATCCATTGATACCCCCTGTAGATTTAATAAAGTTTTTTAGGAAGCTATTAGATCTGAACAATCGTATTAGATTTGTGAACACTGGTTCAAGGTGTACCTTGTTAGGTACGGTGAAAACTATGTCATCATTTGGAAATAAGTTATACAGCAATAACCAAACTAGCATCGAAGTCAACGCCACAGTTTTACCAATAGCACGTGCTGAACATAGTGAAACATGTGGATTGAAGTCGCACAACATTTCCTTTTGATAATTAGATAGTTCAAATACTTCTTCATATGCAACCTTGTCATAGTT